GCTCCGATCTGGACGCCCGCCTGGTTGGAGCCGACAGCCGCGTGCGTCGCTCGACCCTCGACGTCCTGGCCCGGACGCATGCCGGCGGCCTTCACGGCCTCTACGGCTATCTCGATTACATCGCCAACCAGGTTCTGCCCGATACGGCCGACGGCATGCGTCCGGGCCAGGACGTCGAGGGTCGAGCGACGCACGCGGCTGTCGGCTCCAACCAGGCGGGCGTCCAGATCGGAGCGGGCGCGGTCGACCAGCTCGGTCAGGGTCGGACGGGACAAGGACATCAGAGCGCCTCCCAGGCGTAGTCGAACTTCATGCGGGACGGCCCGGACGGCCGGTTAATTTGGATGCCAAGGCCCACGACGCCCCGGGCCACGATCTGGGCCTCGACGACGACGCTCTCCGCGACGCCGTCGATCACCAGCCAGGCCAGGGCCTCCTCGGCGTACTCACGGGCGCGGGCCACGACGGTGGCGGTCTGCTTTTCGCGGGACAGTTGCCAGAGCCGCGACCCGATCAGGTCCCCCGCGACCGAGGGTGCGACATCGCCCCACCAGCCGCGAAGATCGGCTCCGGCTTCGGGCACGGCGTCGTCTGGCGCGGCGCGGCGATCGGTGAACAACGAGATCAGCACCGCCGTCTCCAGGCCGTCGTCCAAGGCGAGGTCGGCCGAGCGCAACGAGAGGTCGGCGCGGAATCGTTCCGCATCCCAAAAAAGGCCGATGTCGCTCATTGAGCGCGCACCTTGGTTGAGCCGCCGGTGATGACGCCTCCGGCCACGGTGTCACCAATCCGCGCGACCCTCCGGCCACCCGCTCCGCCCAGGTCAATAGAGTCAGAGTTGACCACGACGTGATCTGCTGAGACCTCGACCTGGGGCGCGGTGACATTGACCTTGAGGGCGCTTTCGATGACCACGCCGTCACGCGTCAGATGCACCCGCTGCTCAAGGTCATCATAGATCGCGACCTCGCCGTTCTGCAGGGCGCGCAGACGGTATCTGCGGTCGCCCAGGGCCACGACTAGACCGTGGCTACGCGTGCCGCCGGCGAAGACCACAACGGCCTCGGCACCGGGGTGAGGCACGGAGGTAAACCCGTAGTCTTGCATACGCTCGACGCCCTCCAGCGTCTCACCTTCCAGCGCCTCGATCTGCAAGGCCTGGATTCCGCCGGCGTCCGCGATCCCCGAGACTACGGCTCGGGCGACCATCATCTGGATGCGGCGACGCAGAGGCCCCAGGAGCCGGTTCATGTGGTCGCTCATGACTGCCCCCGGCGCTTGCGCTCGATGGTGCTGGCGGCCGACGCAGCCGGGATCGGCTCAAGGCTGTAGGCCTCCGGCGGTGCCAGAGTCAGTTCCGTTCGCGAGCCCTCTGCATCGAGGCGGAAAGAGACCCCGACAACCAGAAGCGAAGCGTCGATCGACAGCCAGGGCGCGCGGACAGGGACCAGGACGTTGGATTGCCACAAGGTCCCGTCCGGGGCGCGCCATCCCTGGACGGTGATCTGCACCTGCTGTGCGCGGGCGGCACGTACCTGGGCTTCCCAGCGGGCTCGGATAGTAAGATCCGCCGACGTCGATTGATCCTCTGCCACCACGATCAGAGGGCGATAACGGGCGACGCCTAGATCCTGGGCTTCAGCCTTCGGCGCGGCTGCAGCTCGGCCGTTCAGGCTGTCATCGCCGGCAGCTTGACCCTTGACGATGTAGCGCCCGAACCGGTCGGTGACATCGTGCACCGCCTTGGCAGCCAGAATCGCACCGGGATGGGCCAGCATGTAGCCCACTGGACTTGCGGCGGGCGTGATCAGCTCGATGTCACCGGCCGGAGTCGAAACCGCCAAAAGTCCGCGGAATCGCGCCATGCGGCTTAGGGCCTCGAAAACCGTTTCGCCAGGCTGCAGGGCAAACCGCCTGAAGGGCGCTCCGACCGGAGCGCGGGCGGTCACCTTCAGCCCGAATGGAGCGACCAGAGCCGCCGCAATCTTGTCGATGGTTCGGCCAGACCAGTGGCCCGGAGAAGCCACGGCTGAACAGTCGATCAGGTCGCCGGCGCGCGAACGTCCCCGCGCGCTGATGGTGTGCGAGCGGTTGTCGAAAGACGGCGCAAGCTGGTCGATATAGCCGGTAATGACGACTTCGCCCCCGATGCGGACCTCGCAGGCCGCGCCCGCCTTGATGTCGCGGCGGTCAACCGTCCCCGGCTCGCGCTCAGTCAGCTGCAGGTCGAAGGCGGCGGCCATGTGGTCGATTCCAGTGTCGATCGAGACGCTGGTCCAACCGGCGTAGAGCTTTCCGCCGATCAGAAGCTGGACGAGGTCACCCATCGGTCAAGACCTCCAGCGCTTGACCGCCGGGCACGAACGAAGGATGGCGCACCCCGTTGCGGGCGACGATCTCGGCGGCGCGGGCTGCGTCACCATGCAGTCGATAAGCGATGACGAGGGCCGGTTCGGTGGCTGCTGGCGTGTACGCGTAGAGCCGAGCGAGCGAGCCTCCGCGCGCGGTGATGTCGCGTACGACGGCGACGCGAAGGGTCTCGACGATCCGCCAAACCTCGTCATCACCGGCATCGGCAGCCTCGGTGGCCACCGCGTCAAAGGCGTCCTGCAGGCGGTCGCGCAAGGCCACCGCCTCTTGGTAGGAGGCAAGCGAAACGTCGGTCACGGCCAGGGTGATCTCGCTCGCCGCCACAGTCGCCACCAGCCGCGATAGAGCCAGCTGGTTCCCGGCCTGGGCGAGCCTGGCCGGGGTCATGCCGATGACGGGAGGCTGGTTTCGCCCCCATGGCAGCAGGGTCAGAAGCGGAGACAGCGCGGCCAGCGGATCTTCGACCAGGCTTGCGACTTCGGCCACTAGACCGGAGATCGCCGAGGCCAGCGACAAGGGTGATCGGACCAGTGAGGCAATGCCGGCGCGCGTCGTTGCGATCTTTCGGGTCACGGTGAAAAGAGCGTCGCCGGCCGCATTCATCCGGTCACCAGCCGCTGCAATCTGGTCGATCGCAGAGGCAACCAAGCTCTCGCCCGCGACCTGCACGAAGCCCGGCTGGCCCGCCAACGACCAGCGGCGGGCGAAGACCGAGATAGCCGACTCTTTTGCGGCCTGAGCGCTGGCGGCAGCTGAGGCGGCAGTGTCCTCCGTGACCGTCGGCGCGATGCCTCCGGCCTCGACAAACTCCAGGCTGAAATAGGCGATGCCGCCGTCGTCGGTCGACTCACGCACCCGGCAGCCGAGGCAGCAGACTGAAATCTGGCCGCGTGTAGGGTGGACCAGAATGCCGGGGCCGGCGGTTTCAGCCGCATTGATCAGCGCGTCGCGGCGGGCGCGGTAGTCGTCGCCCAGGACGAAGACGTCGAGGCTGAAAGTACGAGCCCGGCGGCCCAGATCCTCGACGAACGGTTGGTCGCGTTGCGGGTATTCCGACACAGCCTGACGGCGGCCAAATTCACTGGACGCGTCTGCCCACTTGAAGGGTACGCCGCGAAACGAACCCGCGCGGAACTCCTCACGCCAGCTCATAGGTGCGCCGCCGCTGCGCCGCGCACCACGCTGAGGGGCACAGCGGGATTGCTGGCTTGGACGTTGGTCACGCGCGCCTTGCCGTCCTGGTCGATGCGGACGTCCACCCGTCCACCGACCTGAGCAGCTGCAGCTCGGCTGCCGACCGCAGGCTGCGCCCGACCGCTGCTAGCGGGCCTGAAGCGGTCGCCGGCGACGACGTTGAGGCCACCTGTGGCAACCGTCCGCAGCACGAAGGCGGTGCCCGACAGCACGTTCTTCAGCCAGGTCGGCAGGCTGTTCCAGATGTCGGTCGTGGCCTTGAGGATCGAGGTCTTGGCGCTGTTCCAGACCTTGGTGAAGAACCCAGGAAGCTGGTCCCAGTACTTCATGATCAGAAAGAGCGGCGCGATCGGCCCCATGAGGGCCAGCACCAACGGCTTCAGCAGGTTGGGGATCTGCTTCCAACGGCTGAAGGCCATGTAGACGCCGGCAACTACCAGACCGATGCCGAGGATGATGGCGATGATGGGCGCTGCCGCGACCTCGAAACCGAGCACGGCTGTAGCCACCAGAGCGATGGCCGGGGCGAGGCCGATCAGCCCACCGGTGACCTGAGCGATCAGGGCGACAACGGCTATGTCGAAAACGCCCTTCAACCCGCCGATCGCCGTCAGGAAGCCCGCGATGGCGGTCGCCGCGCCGCTGATCTGGTTGATGACCTGAATCCAGTCAACCTTGGTGGCGAGGTCAACCATGGCATTAAGAAAGGTCGTCAGGGCGTCGCCGATGCGTTGAGCCCAAACCTGCAAACTTTTGTCTCGCGCAGCGGCATTAATCCGCTTCAACACGTCTGCAAGGGCACCCTTCACGTAGTCAAAAACGCCAGCCTGCGCGATGGTCAGCTGGAAGTCGGTCCAGGCGTCCTTCAAGCTGGACATCATTCCGTCGAAGTTCTTGGACTGAGCGACCATAGCTCCGGAAAACCGGTCGTTCATGATTCCCAGAAGGGCGGCGTTGATGCTCGCGGCCGTCTTTTTTGCTACGACCTGAATAGCCTTGCCGTTCTTGGTATAGCTGAAGGTGACTTGGTCTCCGGCCTGCTTGGTCGCAATCGTGAAGTCCTTAAGGCGCTCGAATTCGCCGGTTTGAGCGTCCGCCAAAGCCTCAACGGCCTGGTCGAGGGTCTTCCCCATGGCTGACGCCATATCGCCAAGCGCCGATAGCGCGCCGGCCTGAGGATCGATGCCGTAGGCCTTCAACTTCACGAAGGCGTCGGTGACCTCGGCAATCTGGTAGGGGGTCGTTGCAGCGAACTGTTTGACCCAAGCCATCGAGGCTTTGGCTTTGAGTGCTGAACCCTCAATCGTTGTCAGAATAGTTTCGAACCGCTCGAACTCTGCGGCGACCTTGATGACGCCGAAGGTCATTCCGGTTAGCGCCAAGCCGGCGATCGAGCCGCCGGCTGCGGCCACCTTCGCACCGAGCCGGCCGACAGCGGCACCAGCCCTGCCGGCCGCCTCGGCCAGCTTCCCGAAACCCTCGCTGCCGGCGGCCCGGCGCACCGCACCGCTGATCTTGCGCAGCGGAGCGGAGATCCGGTCGATGGCTTCGATGAGAAGGCTAGTTCTGAGCTGCGCCATGAATCCGGATCGCTTGTTTGTGCCAGGCCACGGCCTCGGTGAAGTTCAGTCGCCCCAGCTCGGAAGGAGGCCAATGGAAAGCGGCGGCGAGGTCTCCTAAGAGGTCCCGCCAGTCGCCTCCCCAGCGGGCAAAAAAGCCGCGCAGATCTCGCCGATTGCCGCGAAGTCGCGGGCCGGAAGCCGCCCGGCCTGGCCGAACGAAAGCTCGGTGAGCTGGGCGATCAGTCGGCCGGCCTTCTGCGCCTCGCCCTTGGCCTTGTCGGTCGCGTAGAGGTCTTCGCCGAGCGGGGGACGAACGGTGACGAAAGTGATCTCCCGCTCCTCAAGCTCGCCGCGCTGATCGACGCTCTTGAGCTTGAAGGGCTTTGACAGCGGGACGTCCACCGGCTCGTCAGCGTCGATCTTGGCCTGTTGTTCAGGAGTGATCGCCATCAGAGGATCTCCTTCGCAGGCGGGCCTTGGAAGACGCACTTGGCCTTGCCGTCGGACTGGCTGATGCTGATCGCCTCGGCGCACCAGCCCCCGGCGATGACGTAGGTCTGACCGGTGTCGGTCTCGACAGTGATGGTGGCGTCCTTGATCTGGCGGATCCTCTCCGCCGACCAACCCGATTTCACGAAGACGGAAGTCTCCAGCTTGCTGGGTTCGACCGTCTCCCGATAGCCGGCCACGCGATAGTCGCCGGTAACGGGCTCGCGCTTGGGGCCGCCGAGATCGAGCGAAGACGAGGCGTCCGTCTCCAGCACATCGCCGTCGACCTTGATCTGGGCCTGACCGAAAATCTGGTTGCTCATAGGTAGGGCCCCTCCTTAGAGCCGGAAC